AAAGTAATACTCACTAGCATAGTTAATTTATACAGCCCAAATAAAGTTGAATTATATTTATGTGATTTAAAAATGGTAGAGCTTAATTTATTTAGGAATTTACAACACACGAAAAAATTTGTATATACAGTAGAAGATACAACTGAAGTTATAAGCAATTTATTAGAAGAAACTAGAAGAAGATATAATTTATTTATGGAAAATGAGGTAACTAACATATTTGAATATAATAAGCTTAAAGGAGTTAAGAAACTTAAATATCAGGTATTATATATAGAAGAAATAGTTATGCTACTAGAAGATAAAAATAAAAGTGCAATGAAATTATTAAAACAATTAATTGCTATAAGTAGAGCAAGTGGATGCTATGTTTTTTTAACTACACAAAGACCAGATAATACAGTTATAGATAATATAGTAAAAGCTAATATAAACAATCGTATAGTTTTAAAGTGTGAAGATAGAAAAAATAGCGTAGTAGCACTTGATGAAGAAGGAGCAGAAAAATTAAGAGGAAATGGGCATGGATTTATAAAAAATGGTGCTAATATAGAAGAATTTCAAGGATATTTTATCACAGATGATCAAGTTAAGGACTATACCTTAAAATATCAAAATAAAGGCACTTCTAAGAGTTTGAATTTCTTAAAGGATAAGTTACAAGACGAAGGAAATAAAAACGTTACTGAAGCGAATGAGAAGGTCAAAAAATTAAGTGACTTATCATTTTTAGATAAATTGTAGGTGATAGTATGATAATTACAAATAGAGATCAAAAAATCAAAGAATTTATTGATGAAATGGGTATTTGTGATACTAAAAGTTTATCAATTATATTTTTTAATGGAAGTTTAAGAAGTTGCCAAGCACGAATGAAAAAATTAATCACAATAAATTATGTTAAGTGTTTTAGAGAAAGTATACCAGGGCAAAATATTTTCTATACTGGAAGAAAACCAGTTCAATGGAAACATAAAATAGTATGTTCACAAATTATAGCTGAACTTATGAAAAATAATATAGAAATATTAAAATATAGATGCCCTTTTAAAATTGATAAAGTTATAGTTGATTTGTTATTAGTATTGAGAATTAATGAAGAAATAAAAATATATTATTGTGAAGTTGAAAGAACTAAAAAATTAAATTTAAATAAATATTTAGACTTACATTATAAAAAGGCATATAAAGAATATTTTCCTTTTGAGCCTTCGATTTTATGTGTAAGTAATAAAAAATGTAAAAATGATAATATATTAGATATAAGAGAATGTAAACTTGATTTAAGTGATTTAATAGAACAAATAAAAGAGTAGGATAACCTACTCTTTTATTTCTACTACATCTTCTATTTTACAATTTAGGCATAAACAAATCTTTTCTAATATACTTAATGTCACAGATTCATTCTTAGAAAGTTTTGACAAAGTATTTGTACTAAAGCCTACTTTTTCCCTCAACTCTGTTTTGGTAATTTTTTTATCTATTAGTAGTTTCCATAATGGATCATAACTTATCATAAAGTATACCCCCATTTTTTATTTTAATTATATCATAAAATAAGTTGTGGATAACTTCTTAAAAACTGTGGATTAATCATTAGTTTTTTATGCTTACTGACTTAAAACTGACAAAAGTTATGAATCAACCAAGCGTATACTTTAAAAATACACACTTTTATACATATAGAAGTACTCAGTATATGAGTAATTAAGTATAAGTAAGCAGTAATATATATTTATATAAATGTGTATACTGCTTACTCTTCTTAATATATATTGATATTATTTGCTATACATTTGACTTGATTTTTAGCTGACATTTTTATAAAACTGACAAATTGACTGCCACAAAATAAGGATTACATTAATTACCTGTTGACTTTTGGTTAAATAATATATTGCTAAGATTTTCACTTGCTTTTCTATCCATTTCTTCTAATACATGACTATATTTATTCATTGTTATTTTGATATCTGTATGTCCTAACCTTCCAGATACAGTTTTCATATCTGTACCAGATAATAATAATAATGTTGCATTAGTATGTCTTAAATCATGTATTCTTAACTGTCTAAAATTATTTTCTTTGCAAAACTTTCGATAGTATCTATTTAAATCATCATTTTTATATGGTTTTAATTCTTTATTTAAGCAAACCAAATTATATTTATTTTCTAAAACACCTTGAAGTTTTAATTCATTTTGTTTTAGCTTTTCCTTTTTTAGCTTATTCATGAGCTCAATCGGAGCAGATAATAATCTTTTACTATCAGTTGTTTTAGGAGATTTAAAAATTAAACTTCCATCTAAATAAATAGAAATTTGTTCTATTTTAACTGTGTTGTTATCAAAATCAATATCATCCCATGTAAGTCCGTATGCTTCACCTTTTCTAAGTCCTAAAAGTACTATAAGTAAAATCGGAAGTTCAAAATGCTTATCTTCTAACAATTTAAAGAGTTGTAAAATTTCTTCCCTTGTATAGACATCAGCTATACTTGAAGCTTCTTTTTTAGGGCTTTTCACAAAGTCACATAAATTTTCTTTTATTTCTTTCATTCTATAGCATTCTTTTACTACTGACCTAAAAAAGCCAAATCTTGTTTTAGCACTTTCAACAGTAAAATTTTCATAAAGATAATTTAAATATCTTTGAATTTGGTGAATTGTTAAGTTTTCCATTTTAGTATCTTTGAAAAATGGAGCTACATTTAATTTAACCCAACTTAATCTATTTTTTACTGTATAAGGCGACCAATCACGTTTATTTTCATTAATATATCTGTAGCATCTATCAGTAACAGTTATATCATTACTAAACATATATTTCTGATTTTGTATTTCTGCTTTTAGTTCTATTAGATGCCTTTCTGCTTTTTTCTTTAATCCATATTTAGCAATACTTTTTTGTTTTATTTTGCCAGCTTCGTCATAGTATTCAACTATAACATTGTAGTTATTATTTCTTTTTCTTATAAAAGTACTCTTGATATTATCCAACTTCAAACACCCCTAATTCCTTGTCTATAAACCAACATGCCAATTCATGATGATTTATTTTTAATATATTTGCTAATTTTACTATTTGCTTGATAGTCACATTCTTTTTATTATTCTTGTTTTCTAATTCACTTAAAAAACTTTGTGATAAATTACAACGTTTTGCGAGTTCTTTCTGTGTTAATTTATGTTTTTTTCTTGCTGTTTTAATCAAAATTATTTTTACCTTTCAAAATATATTTGATTAATCCACAGTTTTTATTATTATGTCAGTTTAAGTCGTAAATATCGCTGATAGTGATATTTTTTATGTTACAATTTTTATAAATAAATATATAAAAGCTTGTTGATAATAGAACGTGCATTCGCTATTATATAAGTATATATAAGGGGGAAATTAAATTGAATGAAAATGAGAAAATGGAAATAGCAATATTGCTAAATGAATTATTTAATAAATCAAAAGAAGATTTTGAAATGATTGAAAAAAAAATTAAAGAAGTAATCAGAGAACCGAATTAAAGGTTCTTTTTACTTCTTTAATAATTCTCTTATCAATTTTTCTAAACTATCAGCTTTAGATTTTTCTATAGATGAAAATAAATTTGCAACTCTCTTAACTTCTGGAGGAAAATCTTCAAATTTTTTTATGTCAGTCCTTCCAATAAGATAATCTGCAGAAACATCAAAATATTCCGCGATTTTTTTTAAACCATCTAAGTCTACATATCTTCGACCTTGTTCATACATACCAATTGCACTACTTGAGCATTCTAATATTTTAGCTAAATCAGATTGTTTCATATCTTTTTCTTCTCTTAATTCTTTCAATCTTCTTCCAAAAACTTTATCCATTTTATTCGTTCCTCCCAATAATATTTTAACACATGATGTGTTTTTTTAGAATAAAAAACACAAAAAGTGTAATAATACTATTGACAACACAGAAAGTGTGATGTACTATGTAAATATAAGGAACACAAAAAGTGTAATAAATAATAAGAGAGGTGAATATAATGAATAGTTTAGTTGATTTTAGAAATCTCAAAAATTTATCACAAAAAGATATGGCAGCATTAATAGGAGTAACACTTAGCCTGTACTCTAAAATAGAATTAGGTTTAAGAAATCCAAGCTATAATTTTTTAACTAAATTTAAAGCAGCTTTTCCAGATTCAGATATCAATAAAATTTTTTTTAGCGATTCAATCACACGAATTGTTTAGTGAAATTTTAACATAGTAGAAAAATAAAATCATTAGGGGGATGATGGAATATGAAGAAAGTTTTAACAGTCAATGGAGTGTGGTTAATATAGAAATATGGAAATATATTGATTAAACAAGGGGGATAAAAAAATGAAATACAATAAGAAAGTCCTTACTGTCAAGGAAATTCAAAGCATATTACAAATATCTCAAAAAACAGCTTACAACTTAGTAAGACAAGCACTAGCTACTGGAGATATGTTCAAAGTAATAAAAATAGGTGGAGTTTATAGAATTCCAACTGAACCTTTTTTAAATTGGCTAGACCAAATGGATTAAAAGGAGGGGAGTAGTAAATGTCAGTAACTTGGATACTTAAGATTTATTGTAATCTTATAAGAACAGGTGAGGCAGAAAATGATTGGGAAGAATATTTTAAATTTCAAGATATGGTATTAAGAAAAATAAATAAGGGGGAATAGTAAATGTCAGATTTATATAGCAGTTACAAAGTTTTAAAAAATAATGAAGGACAAGCAGTACAAACAATACCTAGTTATGAAGTAGCAGAAATGATGGAAGTTGAACATGCTAAAGTTTTAAGAATGATAGAAGGAGATAAAACTCATATAGGAATTATACCTGCGTTAAGAAAAGCCCAATTGGGTGTTTCAGAATATTTTATAGAAAGCACTTACAAAGTAGAAAACAATAACAAAATTTATAAATGCTATGAATGTACTAAATTAGGCTGCGATATGTTAGCTAATAAAATGACTGGAGAAAAAGGGATAGTATTTACTGCTAGAT